ATCTGGAGATACATAACCATCTACATCAAAGTTGTAAGCAAGTTCTCTTAGTTTTCTTTTTGCTCTTTGCAAAAACAGTGTAGCGTTTCCTGCAGGGATAGCATCTACGTTTGCTGCACCATGGTTAGATTGTTTTTTAATTAAAATATTTGTAGGTGTGATTGCAACATCAACACCTCCCCCAGATACAGCAAACTCACCACCAGCTGTTCCAATAATTAAAGTTCTTGTAGCGGTCATAAAACGAATTGCGTTTACTTGGTTTGATGCGATTGTATAAATAATTGCATCATCGTCTGCTACAGTACCACCTCTGTTTTCATTCATGTTTTCATAGTCACCAGATTTTGAAAAATAAATTGTTTGTGGATTATTAAGTGTTGCAGCAAAAACTAATCTTTGTTCAAAGAAAGTTACGCAAGAAGGATGACCTGTGGTATCTGAGAATGCACCTAAAGCAAAATCAGTAGAAGCAGTTGCTGAACCTAAATCTTCTATAATATCTACTGTAATATTTGTTGTATCGGCTCTAGCAGTTACTTTCATATAACCATCTCTAAATCTAATTAATCTTCCAACATCTGTTGCTTGAAATCCTGTGTCTCCATTAATACCTGTAACCGCAGAAGCTACAACTGCTACACCTGTTCCTACAGTAGAAGAACCAGGATTTAATGTTGTTGTTGTAATATTTTCATCTAAATATGGACCATCAGTAAAGTCTACATCTGTTAGAGTCCAAGATGTATGACCAGATCTTGATAGCTTTTCAACTTCATGATTTGGATGTGTAATGTACATAACATCAGCAGATTGTGCGAACTTTAAATCAAATAATTCTGCAGTTAAATATGGAGTTGATATTTCATAAACTCTGTTTGCTACACCACCAGAAGTATAAGCAGTAAATCCTGTACCATTTATATTTGTTCCATCAACATTTGTAATTTCAAATGTATTAGTTGTTTTGTTTGCAACTAAATATCTCTTGTTATTTAATTCTGTCATACCTGCAACACCAGTAATACTAATCTCATCACCATTGCTATAGCTATGACCTGTTGCAGTTACTACTACTGGATTAGCTTGTGTTGCTCCACTGATTGTAACATTTGATTCTAATATTTGACCATTGTCTTTATAGAATCTTATATACTGATTTCCAAACTCCATCATGTAAGTTTGTGTTGTAGAAAATTCAAAAGGAATTAATCTTGTTTTAGCTGAACTATCTTTTACTTCTGCAACAAAATCTGTACCAGATCTTCTTGCAGCACTACCATGTGGAAACACTACAAAGTTTTCTAATGTTTTTAATCCTGTAGGATATTTAGCTAAATCATTACGACCATCAAGTCTTGGTGATAACTCACCACCTGTGAAGTTTGTCAATTGAACAGCAACTCTAGCCATTATTAAAACCTTGAGTTAATAAATGTATCAGCTCCTATAACGTCTGCCATTCCTTTATCTGGAGATAAGTTTTGACCTTCTGTTGAATCTACAAATCTAGCGTCTTTTAATTTATCTTGAAATAAATTATACATATTTGTAGCAGTTGGATTAGAACTTGTAACTGCATAAGCGATGTCTGCTGCTAAAGCAGCTGATAAAGTTTCTCTTAATAATTCATCATATTGATTTGGATCTTCATCTCTTGAAATGTAAAGTATTTTCATGGTAGAGTTATCAGTTAAAATTTTTCTACCTTCAACTTTATAGTCTGCATCATAATCAAGTATTGTTAAAACTCTTAAACAATCTGCAGGTAAAGTATATTGTTTTGTAAATCCCCATGCAGGAGTATCAGTATCTGCAGCAAGTTGAATTCTTTTTTGTAAACAATTCCATGGATGTGATCTGAATACGCTATCTCTTACTTGTGTATATCTTGCGTTGCAAAGTCTTGCATTCTTAGAATCTTCTGTCAAAGTTAAGATTGTGGATGCACCAAGTTGATTTAATGCTCCATTACAAATATCTACTACTGATGCCATATTTTCTCCAAATTTCTTTTTGAGTTAATTCTAACTCATCTTCTTTTTGCTTACTTCTACTATTAATATCTTTTTCATTAATAATTTCAACTAAAGCATACCTATAAACTCTATTATCGTCTTGCCACTGAAAATGCAATAAATGTTTTGGTTTATCATATAATCCTAGATTTCTTGGATCAAAATCATTTTTTGTCATTTTTTAATATATATTTTCTTCTAATGCTTCTATCGTTTTGTAGTTGCCAAATTTCTTCTTCAGTTCTTTCTAGCTTTGCATCAAAGCCATAATGCACTTTACTTGTGTTTTTAAATCTGTCTACCAAAACATATCTGTATACATAATTATCTTTTTTAAAATGTAATACAGTTTTTAAATCTTTTATTTGTTTCATTGCATTCTAGGGGAGTTCCACTCTCGCTTTCCTCCCCTAAAATTCTATTAGTTTACAACGTATGTAATATTCCAAGACATAGTTCCAGCAGTACCACCAGCAGCAGCCATTGTAGCAGCGATGTAGTAGTAACCACCTGGATCTGTAGTGTCTCCAGCTAATTCATACATTTTCTTACTAGCAGTGTCGATGTCAGCAGCTTCGAATCTAACGTCTGCCATTGCAGCAGCATCAGCTACCGCAGTTGCGAAAACATCTTCATCTTTAACTGTGCCATCAGTTTTGTAAATTCCAACATTGAAAGTACACGAACCACCTAATGTGTCTGATCCAATAAATAAACTTGGAACAGCAGCATTTGATGGGATCGGTGCTAACATAACAATGTCGTCATTATCACTATCACCTGCAGCAAGTTCAACTGTTCCATGAGCAGTTCTTAGAACGCCATGAAGTTCAGCTGAGTTATTAGCAACTTGAGGAGATGCCTCAAAGTTTGCTACTAGATCTGTATTTTTAGTACCCATAACTTTTTACTCCTCTTATTACGATTCAGTACATTGTACTTCAACAACTTTATCTTCTTCCATTCTAGTTGCGCCAAAAGAAGCACAGTAGTAAACTTGAGTAGCGTAACCTTTGTCAGCTCTCTCGTCTATTCTAGCTGTTACATCTTTACCTACACCCAAAGCAATTCCGTCTTGAGCATAAGCTATGCACGATCTAGTAGTTCCGTCTAAAGATAGTCTGTTTGATACAATGAAGTTAAAACCAAGAAACTGGTTGATCTCACCATTCGCCAACGCTTTAACAGTGTTGAAGTCAGATGAAGTAACCTCAGTTGTTCCTAACAAATCAGTGATTTGTTTTGGTCCAACGATGATGTGTCTTGGGATTGATGGATCAACACTATTTAAATCAAGAGTCTGTTTTGCAGTTCTTAATTTAGCAATAGTTAAACCAGCAGAGCCATGTACGATTTGATTCGCATTAGCTGTGCTTGTTGAGCCAGTTTCACCAGTGAAAGCCGTACCTAAAGCTGCACTAATGATTTCATCATCCATTGCTCTACCCATTGCGTATGCAGCAGCTTGAGCGTAAGATGAAGTTGGATCGATTAAAAGTCTTACCTTGTCTTGTTCATCGATAAGATCAGCAAATTCATAATCCACAAGAGATACTCTACGTCTAGCGTGAGGTGTATCTATTTGAGGAGTGTCTGAATGTCTGCTTGTTCTTTTCTGTGCAGTTACTGCACCTACTTGGTCAAAGAACGCATTCTTACCAGTGACACTTTCAAGTCTAACTTTGTCTCTTAATAACGATCCCATTTGTTGAGATAGCATTTGAATGTTAGCAGAATACTGCTGTACAAATGCTGTAGTTACTTGTGATGACATATTAGTCTCCTTATTTGTCAGTTTAGTTTAAACAAAACAGAAAGGTTCTCTGTCAGAATGACAGGCATCTCTTGCATTTAAAGTCTGTTAGACTAGAGTCTATTCCTTCTTGTCAGTAAGGTTCTTTCGAATTGTCTTACCTTTAATCCATTTATAATAATTTTCGCAGATTGGCAAGGGATCATTTTTCTGATACTCCGTACCAGTTTCTTTTACGATACGGAGTATTTCTAATTTTAGTTCTTCGTTATTTAAGTGATCATTTGCCATCTATCATAGACCTCAATGTATATACTTGTTGAACAATTTTATCATGTTCTGGATGACCTTTGTTCCAATATGGACCAGTTCGATCATTCATAATTTTAGATATTTCTTGTTCAAGATCTTTACCTTGATCAACATTTTCAGATTCAGTTGAAACAATTTTATCTTCAGACATCATATCTGCGATCTTTGCAAAACCTTTAATAACTTCTGGATGATCTCCAAGTCTTGTGCCATCTTTGAGTTGCATATCTAAAACGTCTACACCTAGATTTGCTTTTGCAATTGATCCAGCTTTTTTAACATTCTCATCAAAAGTTTTACCCCATTCTTGACGAAGTTGTTGTTCGGCTTGAGCCTGTGCAGTTTCAGTATCAATTCTTGATTGGTTTGCAGTACCTTCTAAAGCATTTTTGTAAAACTCTAAGATACCTTGAGCTTGTTTATTATTTAAACCAAGTTGATGTGCATTTTCTGCAAACTGTTTGATTGCACCTTCATCTATTGGAGCAACTTCTGAATTAATATCAAGTTTATATTTGTCGGCAGATTCTGGTCTGCCAAGTTTAGTATAAACTTCATTCCATTGATCATCTGTTGAGTTTTCATTTGGCACTGCTACTTTATCTTGACCAATCATTCTTGTTGCATTGATATAAGATTTAGCTAGTGCATCTATTTCAGTAAACTTAGATATGTTTGGATCATTTCTAAACTCTTCTGATATTGCTTCCTTCCAAGATTTAGCAACAGTAGGTTGCTCAGTTGTAGAAGAAATTTGTTCTTTGGGTGCTTCTGTAGTAGGTTGTGTTGTCTCTGCTACAGGCACAGTTTCCTGTGTTATCTGTTCTTGTGACATTGTTATTTTCCTTTTGTGTTATCATCTTGTAGCATTGATTTAATAAATAGAAGTACGCTACGTTGACCTTCCATGTATGCACTCTCATGACTATCACCTTTTACATTTGTGGTTGACATGAAGTGACATCTTTTTTCTAAATCAGATATAATAAGTTTACCTTCATCTGAATTAAAAATCTGTTTGTATGCTTCCCTTAATGCTTTGAGTTGCCTTTCTAATTGTTTTAATTGATCCATTACTCAACATCTGCATTAGCTACTGCTCTTGCTTCTTCTGGTAGAGCCTTTGCTAATGGTGCTATTTTTCCTCCTGCTTCTGCTACTTGTTGTAACTGTTGCATATTTTGCATTTGTTGTTGTTGTGCTTGTGCTTCTTCTCTTTCTGCATTTAACTCAGATTGTGGTTTTAATATTTTTTGTGGAACACCAACTATATCTGTTAAATGTCTAACCAACTTATCTATATTAATATGATCAAACACTGGAGCAACATTTGATAATGATCCCATAATCTCAATTGCTCTCATGATTGATTGCAGCTCTGTAGATTTTTGTGCTTTAGCTAATGGTGATACATATTCTATTTCTATATCTTTACCTGCTAAAAATTCTGGAGCTGGTCTAAATAAATTTTTTCTAAGTAAAATTGAGAAACATCTATCGATCAATGGTTTTAATAATTCAGATTGAAGTCTACCAAGAACTGGACCAAGTAGTCTCATCTTCTCTTCGTTTCTTTGTATAACTTCTGTTGCTGTCATTTGTGGACCTTGTTGCATCATTAATTGATTTACATAGAAAGCATTTCTAATTGAGTTTCTTCTTTGCTCTTCCATGTTTAAACCTAATGGAGTATTCGCACCAATGTTCAATGGTTCAATTCTATCTCTTGTACCAGATCTATAAAAATTTAATCCACCAGGTACAGTTCTTACTGGTAAAATAAATCCATCGTCTGGAACTAATAAAGGTGGATCAACTTGTTTTT